CTGTTCTGAATCGTACTTCATTGTTAACTTCTCCTTGTTGTTTAAAACTATTGATATTCCGTTACAATAATAATTCCAGCAGTTCCTAAGTTTCCGCTTGCCTGTTGGCCAGCACCGCCAGTACCACTATAAGCACAAATTCCATAACATCCGTAACCATAACCAGAAGGTAAAGCACCGTTGCCGTTGGTTGAGCCACCACCACTTGTATTTGCAACTGATGCAATATAGTTACCGGACGGAACAGATAGGAAGTTTGTACCGCCTTGATGAATGTTCATAATATAAACTGAACCCGTGCTAAATACAAAACAACTTCCAGAGTTTGCGCGGTTGCTTAATATTAAAGTTCCCGTTCCGTTAGTAATCGTTCCTGAACTACCGCCATTTGATTGAGTTGTTCCCGCTGCTGCTCCGGCACTTCCGGTACCACCGTTAGCCGTCCAAGTGCCAAATGTGGTCGCACCACCTGTACCGCCCGCACCTGGTGATGCACCACCTACACCAGCAGAACCACCAGCACCTACGCCATAAGACAACGAAGCTCCAATCTGCGCAGCCGTCATCTTAAATTTAACGTAAGCACCTGCGCCACCTGGGCCACTAATGGCAATTGTTCCAGTTGTAGCCGTGGCTGCCCCCGAGCCACCACCACCACCACACATTTCTACAATAATGAATTGTGTGCCAGCGGTCGGTGTATATGTGCCTGAACCTGATGTAAACCTTTGAACGGAAACCGTTCCTGCCAATGAGGCCGGAGTAGCCCAAGTACCGTCGCCACGCCAAAATGTAGTACTACTTGCCGATGTGCCACTATTTAAATTAGTAACTGGCAAGTTACCCGTTACACCGTTTGCAAGATTGACTTGCGCCCAAGCTGGGTTATTACTAGTTCCTGTGTTTGATAAGTACCTTGTGGCGTTCGTGTCTTTGGTTAATGCAGTGATTGTATTCGCTGCACTTCCATATAACAAGTCACCTTGAGCCACGGAACCAAGACCCGTACCACCACGAGTTACAGCCAATGTTCCAGTCCAACCCAAGGTTAATGACGTAGCTTGTAACAAAGCAGTTGCGGGCGTGCCACCAAGTGTTAGGGTTACGTTGGTGTCGTCTGTTTTGGTAAGCGCGGCTGGTGTAACGGTAGCGCTTGTTGCCCATGTGCCATCGCCTCTTAAAAAAGTTGATGAACTTGGCGTACCAGTTGCAGAAATTCCACCTACGGGCAATCCTGTTGCGTTGGTAAGTGTTAATGATGCTGGGGTTCCCATTGCAAGGCCATTTGGTAGCGTGGTGCTGATACTTGGAACGGAACCTGCCGATGTAACCAAAACACCACTCGCAGCAGTAGCCAGCCCTGAAACGGCTGTTCCTGATGCAGCGTACCAGGCTACTTGGTTAATTAGACCGCTATTAACCGTCCCACTTCCAGCAGGAGTTGCCCAAGTGCCGTCACCCCTCCAAAAAGTACCAGAAGTTGCACCCGTTCCAGAGTTCAAATGCGTAACAGCTAAATTACCAGAAACGTATGTGGCTAAATCAATTGGAGTTGCATTCCAAGTTCCGGTGGTAATTGTGCCAAGAGTCGTAATTGAAGTTTGCCCCACGTAAGTAGCTGCAATATCAATTACGGGAGTTGTTCCACCAGTTGATGTTATTCGGTTAGTAGTTCCAGAAACGCTGGTCACCCCTGTTCCTGCGGGGACTGCCCATGTTCCATCTCCACGCCAAAATGTCGAAGAACTAGCGCTTGTACCGGAATTTAAATGAGTCACCGCCAAATTACCGCTAACATACGTTGCTAAGTCAATCGGTGTGGCGTTCCATGTTCCAGTAGTTAAAGTACCCAGAGTGGTTATAGAGGTTTGACCAACATAGGTTGCTGCAATGTCAATAACAGGTGTTGTTCCACCAGTTGATGTAATTCTGTTGGTTGTTCCCGTAACACTTACAACCGTGCCAGCAGCCGTACTAAATGGCGTCCACGAGATCCCATCCAGTGTTCCTTCAAAAACTGTAGTCTGCGTATTAAAACGAATTGTTCCAGCAGCGCCAGCTTGTTGTGCCGTAGTTCCTTGAGGCAATGTAACGCCACCAGTCCCAGGCAATACAGGGTTTGAAACTAAAGAGACGGTTACGTTTCCAGTTGGAGAGCTTGCAGCAATTTGCCCTGCCGTTCCGGTAATGCTTTGAACCCCAATAGTGTTTGAGGTGTATTGTACATCCCAAGAAGCAGCAGCAGTTCCAGCAACCCCATTATAAGTAAGAAGCGCCTGGGTTAATGGTTGCATGGTTACAACAGCGTTTGAGCCTGATGAAACAACAAACAACGCATTGCTAGAGTCATTAATTAATCGGTACGTTTGACCTGTTGCAAGAGTTGCAACAACTGGCATTTGTACAGTTTGGAATGTTGCACCGCTAAATATTTGTTGACCTGCACTTGCCACGGTCAATATGGTTGTACCCCCGCTATTGGTAACTAAAGCCGTTCCAGCTAGGAAGTTGTTAGCTGCAAGATTGCTATTAGCGTCCCAACCCGCAAAAGCGGTCGCGGTGGGTACGATTGTTACAGACCCGACACCTGTGCCCCCTCTGGCGATGGCAAGGAGTCCAGTCCAGCCAAGAGTCATAGTGACGGATTGGAGTAACGCAGTTGCGGGCGTGCCTGTTAACGTCACTGTGACGTTGGCATCATCCACTTTAGACAAAGGAGAAGGCGTATAAGAAGCGCCAAATTGGGCTGCAAAATCTGAAAACTGCATTGCAGCGTCATCACCAAGCCCATAAGGTGAGCGACCAAAATACATCAAATCAGTTGATTGATTCGTAACAATAGGGTTGTCTTGATAGACCTGCAATATATTTTTAGACATGCTTGTAATCCCTTACAATAATGTTAGTCGTTCGCCACTTAAAAGCGTGAACGGTGTGGTATCAAGCCATAGAAAATAATCTTCTATAATTCCTTGGCCCATCCCATAAGCAATCACGATGATTAATCCACCATATGCACCTTGCATCTTTAAATCCTTTTAAAGAAAGGGGGAACTTAATCCCCCTTATGATTAAGCAGCGGCTCTTAAAACTTCGTAGCTTAATGTGGTAGCAGCACCAGGGTCACCACTTAGCAATACAGTAATTGTATTTGCAGTTGGTGTTACTTTTTGAACGGTTACTGCGTTTGTAGACGCTTGTATTTGAACAAAAGGTAAGTCGGTGTTAAGCATTCCAGTTACAGTAATAGTAATGGTTGCAGACCCACCGCCATTTGCTTGGGTGCCAGCATATTTAATAATATGGCTAGGAGTAATCCCTGCTGCAAGTTTTGCTAAAGTAACGTTAGCATCAAGAATCTTAGCAGTTGTTACCGCATTGGCAGCCAATTTAGCAGCAGTTACCGCTAAGTTAGCAATCGTCAACGCACCAGTATTTGACATGGTAGCATCGCCAGACATGGTTACGCCTGTAGCTACGTTGGACACGTTACCTACAAACAAGTTTCCACTTGCTAAGGTATTGCTTAATCCACCGCTGTTTACAGAAGTAGCCACCCAGAACCATGTGTCCACACCAATGAATTGGGGAATTGGTTCAACTAGCGCAAATGCAGCACCTTGGTTTACAGTTCCAGCACCAACAATGGTGAATTGACCAGCTTTTAACTGTTCAATATTTTGTTGGTCATCGCTACGTTGCAACAAAACGCTAGAAGCAATTGCTTTAACAATGTAAATACCATTTTGGTAAGCAGTTGTTTGGTTTTGTAATAGCACTCGGTCGCCAACGGCAACAACAACGCTATCAATAGTTAATGAAGAGGCAGCAACAGTTAGGGTTGCACCCACTCCGTTGTTTGCTGGCCCATTTGAGTAAGTACCTGCTACGTTTGACGTTGCCACCAAACGCACTGGTGTAATTACGTTATATAAAACGGTTTGTCCTAAGCTTACGGTCATTTTAAATTCCTTTTAAAATTGTTAGTAATATTACCCTTTGAAGTTAGCTAACTTCCCCATACCAAATCGGTAGCCGTAGTACCTGCGCTGTTTATCCTAATAGAGAAAACAGGGTGCCATACGCCAGCAGCCAATCCGACAAGAGTCTGTTCCGTGCCGTCCCACTTCGTATAAGAAACGTCACCTTGCACACCGATATAAAGCCAGCGAGCGAATTCGACTGAACCATTAGGCCCATAATAAGAGTCTGGTGTAGCATCGCCTGTGCGTGCGACTCCTGACATGACACGAGTTGGCCCCGTGTAAGCATTTGGGTCTAAAGGCTGTATAAGACATAGTTGTACGGCCATTCTTTTCTCTCCTTGTTAAAGTTTTATGTAAAAATTCATGTACGAACCAGGTTGCATTGCAGACGTTGCAAATGGTGTTGAAGTTCCTGGGCCATTTCCGGTCGATAATGTTTGCGAGCCTCTTAACGTACCTTGCGCATAACCAAACCCGTTAACACCAATCAACAAGTCTGTAACATAACTATGTGAGTGCGGTGGAAGGTTTGCAGCAACAAGGGTGGTGTTATAAGCTTCGGCACCACTCCATTGCCCAAGTGCTGTTGCGGTTAATCCCGCTCCGGCTCCTGCTTCTGCTAAAACACGTCCTAACGCACGTGGCAGCGTTAATGTCTTGCCAGATATAAAGTCATTAGTAGCGCTCCCAGTTCGACCGCCAGATACAGGTGCCCAAGTATTGATAACCGCATCATAAACAGTTTTATAAAGCTGAAATGTGTCTTGGTTTGCCCTGGTTGTTGCGCCTGAACCTGCGTTACCAATTGAGCCGTCATTCATTGGAACCCATCCGCCAGGTGCGGTAATCAAATAGCCTGGTCGAACATCACCTGTTCTTGGTGTGGTGTTAATGGAATCAATTTGGTCGTAAGAATCAAACTCAAGCTCTGGGTCAATATCACCTAAGAATAATGCGGGTTTAATAAAATAAACGTCACAAGGAATTCCTAGTGGCATCTCAATTTGAATGTAAAGCGCATCATCATTAGTGGTTTGCCCTGGTGTTCCTAGGGATTTACCCGCAACCGATGGAATGGCGAAGTTAAACGGGAACCAAGTCCATGTTGTGGTAAGACTTGCCGTACCAATTAGGGTACGAACTTCCGCGCTTGCAGCCGTTCCCGAACCAAAATATTGGCGTACATAAATGTTTACATCAGCAGGAGTTGCCGCGACCGCTGCCCAAAATCCAAAAGTCATTGATTGGTTCGATAAATTTTTAACCTTTTGGGTAATTGGGAATTGGAACGCTTTGTACGTTTCCCCTGCTGGGCTATTTGTACATTGATAGCGAACGTAATCAACAGGGGTCACGTCACCAGTCAATGGATAACTTGCCAAGGGGAACAATGGAAAATAAATATTGTCAGCGCCATTCGTATTGCTTTTAACAAAACGAATATCTGGCCCAAGCGTGCCATTAGTTCCAACTACGGGAACACTTGTTGCCGGAGTAAATCCCTTGTGATTTGATGGCGCAATAACCAAGTTGGTAGCCAAAGAATTATTGGGTGCAATATTTCCCGCAATGTCATCAATGTGGTTTATAAATTGGTTATTTGTAATGTAGTTTACAATGGGAATGTAGCTTGTGACGATTCCGCCACCACCTGAACCTGGTGGGTAAAAGTCATCAACCGTCCAAAGAAGATTGTTTTGGGCGTCATATGCCTCTAAATAATAAGTATCTGCTAAATCGTCACTATCTACCGCCCAATAAAATGGGCCTTGCGTGCCGTTTAGGTCAAAAAGAATAGGGTTAGTCCAAGGAATTGTCCCTGCTGGGTCTTGGTAAACAGTTTTCTTTTCTGTCTTATTTAAAGAACGATACGTGTATAGCTTTGCTCCGCCAGCCACGCCACCGCTATTGTCTATGATTACCCACTTTGGAGTAGGTGCCAGCAAGTAACTTATCGTCATATTCACATTCCTTGTGAAATTATGTATCTATTCTAAAGCATTTTCATTGATATAAATAATGCTTGTTTTTTATCCACCAAAACCACTATAATGTATTGTTGTTAACCAATCGGATTTCTATGATTAGTTTATTGCTGTTTGGCTTCCTAGCCTACAACGTCATTCAAATGTTCATCACAAAAGACATCGACTTTTAGTCTTTGCTCATTGTCGCCATTTTTTTAACTAGGTCAATCAATACGTTTCTAGGTAGCGAGTACGCAGCACCAGCAGCCATTAAGGCATTTCTGTAAGGCTTAAACTTCATATATCTTCGATACTCATCTTGGCCCTTTGTCAGTAAATCCGCAATATCGCCATGGCCTTGTTGTCTCATTGAGTTTTTCATCTCATTAAGAATATTTCCTCTAACCTCAAGACCTGCTCGGCCATGGGCGCGATTTGCCTTAGAAAACCAGTCTTTTGACATACCACCTGCATGTTTACCCAGGTCAGATTGCAGGGAAAATAATTTGTTATAGTCCCCATAACCTGCATCATCAATCAAGTTACGGTAAGGAGTCGTATTAGGCAAGAACTGTCTGGTGTCTTCAATCAGGTCTGGATTAACTTCTAGTGGCCCCATATTCCTGGTTTTACCCAATTCACGAGCCTTAACAATGTTCTTACTTGCGCCCTTGCGTGTAAGGTGCGGTAATAACTTCAAACTACGCAACGCATTAACGCCACCAATCACATCAGGGGCGATTTCAATGCCTTTTTGCAGCACATTATCCAATGTGGTTCCCGCACCTTTTTGACCCCAAACATCGGCATAATTTGCCGTGTCATTGGGAAGGTATGAAGACAATGGGTGTTCAAATGGCTTTCCTCTTAATTTCTCTATAGGCCATTCGCCCAAAGAGGCTAAATCATGGGGTAAATTATGAAGATTTCTACCCGCATGAGTTAAGCCAATCAGGACGTCTCTTGGTATTCTTTTCCAAGCGCTTTCCTGGTTGTCTTCTTGAGGTACTTCACTCCAATCAGACTGCATGGGCGCGCTTTGGTTTTGTGGTGGTGCCTCTGTTACGACTTCCCAATCAGACATTTGGAACCCCCATTTTTCGAGCCTCTTCAAGAGTTACCATCTTGGTTACACCAGTTTTGCTATTTCTCACCTGGATTTTTCTTTGTAGACGTTTCTTTGTGGCCTCTTCAATAGAGCTTACATTAACCATTTTGTTTGCTTGTTTTACTGCATCGGCTTCGTTATAGCCTTTTTGCAATAATTCAGAGACGATTTGGTTCTTTTGTTCTGCAATGTCATGAAGTGCCGTAGCAGATTGAAGCTTTCCAATAGCCGACTCAACCGTATCGTGGGGCGTAATCTTTTGGCGTTGTGCCAAATCAAATTCACGCACCAATGGTTTACCACTAAATCCTTGTACAGTAGAAGCAATAAAGCTCTCACCTGTAGACAGAAAGTCACCGATAAGCTCTTTCTCTTCGGGTGTACCCATGACTTTTAGGTAATCAAGTTGTTTGTTTTGGAAGCCAGGTATTTTATTACGCATGTTCGCAAAAACAGGGTTCTTGATAATGCCTGTCATCCTATCCAAAACAGCACCGGAATGGCTTAATCCAAGTTGGCTCTCACCAATTTGTTTTAACGCAGCAGCACGGTACTCGCCTTCTTTTTCAAGCTGTTTAACGGTTCCTTTGTACTCACCTGTGTTTTGCGCATAGGTCTTAGGTGGAATGCCTTTTGTCAGTTCAAGTTTCATTGAGCCTTCTGGCGTAGTCTCTTCTTCTTCATACACAGGCTCGCCTTTGGCGTTATACCATTGTTCACCTTCAAGGGTTACGCCATCTTTAGGACGCCTCCCCATGGGTGGTGCGCTTGGTGCTGATTGCTGTCCGGCACCATTTGGCATCTGCGGAATCTGTTGCATTTGCTGAGGCATTTGGCCTTGGCCTTGCATTTGACCGATGCCTTGTTGACCTTGGCCACCAAAAATATCTTTAAGTTTGTTAACAAAGAAATTCCCATGCTTTTGTGGGCCACCTTGTTGCTGCATTTGTTGAAATATATTGTTTGCGTTACCACCACCCATTCCAGCATTAACCGCTTGCTGTAAGGCTTGTTTGGCTTGAGCATCACCCATATTTGCAATAGCAGAATCATTTCCAAGCAGTTTAGCTAGGAATTGTGGCCCCATTAAATTGGCATAGGCAAGTTTACTCGCAGCTTCCGCTTGCGTAGTCATTGGCGCATATTGCTTTTTAATCTCATTAATTTTTCGCAATATCATGTCATTGCTGAGTTTATTTATTCCGCCCATAGCAGTAACAAGACCACCACCTGGGCCAACGTCAGGGACAACACTTGGTAATGGTAGAGCCATAATTTATATCCTTATAAGAAGCTGCCAATAATTCCGCCAATGCCTCCAAGGGTATTCCAGAAATCACTTTTCTTTCCGGCCTCTTTCCCGTAAGCTGCTTGACCCATTTGCTGGCCCATATTGTTATACATATTGGTCAATGAATTTGCTGCATTTTGACCGCCTTGCATTAAATTGTTTTGGCCTTGTCCGTATTGCGTATTAATTCCTAACACGTTTTGCAGCCAAGAATCCATACCTTGCTGCCCAATGTTTGCTGCATTTTGCTGCATTTGCTGCATCAATGCCGAACTTCCCATTGTACCGTTAGCAGACCCAGCATTTATACCCGCATTTTGCGCCTGACCCTGTAAATAAGAGTTGTAAGGGCTTTGCTGGTAGTTTTTCATTTGCTCATTAATAAATTTGCTTGGGTCTTGTTGGCTTTGCAGCCATTTCTGGTAATCACCAATTGCGCCTTTGCCAGCATCTAAATAAGGTTGTTGCGTACCTTGAGCCATTTGCATGTACTTTTGGTACTCTTCCATGGCTTTATCATAAGGCTTGCCGGAGTCGCCAAACATGCCACCCAAAAGACCGCCTAAGCCTCCTAACATACCTTGAGGGTCAAAACCGTAATCTGGGTTAGACCATCCTCCGCCAAATGTATTAGCCATAGTCACTCATCCTTGTGCTATACAAAATTAACCCAGGCACCAGCTTCATAGCCCTGGAACTTGTTTAACGTTGTGTTATAAATTACAAATCCATTTTGTACGTTCTGCAAAGCATTACGTTCAGCCGTTGTTAGCCGTGGGAATTGAATCCCGTTTTGCGTCAAATATCCCTGCAATGTTTCAACAAACGTTGCCATAAAATCTGACCAAACACCGCTTAAGTAATCACCATCTTTTGTTAATGGGTCATACGTGGGAAAGTTATCGAAATTACGCGCCATGTATTACTCCGGTAATTGCTCAAATACCCATGCTGCACCCAACACAACAAAAGGAGTTTTATTAAAAAACTCAATCTTTGGTGTGTACCCTTGTCCTCGTGGGGTGGTTCCTAGTTTTCGCCACACGCTTCTAAATGTTCGTTGTCCAATACTTCCCATGGGCGCTTTGGTTAAGTTCCCGTAAGTTTGGCCGCCATCTTTTGAAATGGATAAAAATATTACGGGCGCTTCTTCATTGATAACTACTGGCACAAGTTTTATGGTGTTTACACCGCTTCCCGTTGTAGTTATGTCTATAGATATTCCATCCAATGCGTCTTGTTGGGTTGCTGCAAGCCGTATGGTTGCGGGAATTCCTGCATTAAGTCTAATAATGAAGTAGGTTGTATTTTTAGCCAGTGGTGCTGGCAATGCGCCATTGCTATCAAGTCGCACGGCTTCACCTGTTTGCCAAAACTCTTGCAACTCAGCAATTGTAATAATGTCTGTACCTGCGTTGGCTGTAAATGTTGAGGTAATATCCAAGAGCTGTTCAGCACCTTGCAATACGTCAAGTTGAAATCGGTCAATTCGTAGGCGTGTATAACCTTCTGGCGACATTTGTCGGCCAATCATCATACGTCTGATTGCCTCACCTGCATTGGTCGATATGCGGTCATCTACCCTATAAAATATCGGTGAATTGTAAGAGCCGTAATAATTAACGCCATCATAATAAGCGTGAGTTTGGGCGGGGTGCCTATCGCCATTTAACACCTCTTCTTCATGCCATTTTGGTGAATCTTGGGTACTCATGGAGACATTAAGTACAAAAGTATGATTGGCCAGGGTAAAATTAAGCCTATAAAAAATGAGTCCATTTTCTTTAATTAATATGCCTCGTGCGTCTTCAACGCCACTTGCGGGATCTGCTGCGTATTGTGCGAGCTGATAGTCCAAAGCCCTGTTACTTACTGGAATAGATTCTGTTCCCCGTACTTCCATGACGCCCGCAAGACCGTCTTTGTCTTGAGCTAAAAAGAACATACGGTCAAAACCTACGGCAACACTACCAATTGCTGGCGTCCCTACTTCCATAAGCAGTGAATTGTTGCGTCTAAAAGGTAAATTTGTGCCAACACCTGCGTTTTCCCAAACTTCTGTGTAGTTTTGAGAGAAGAAAAATATACGCCTGTGAAGGGTTCTACAAGCAACAATTGTGCCTGGATGAGACGTAATTTGCCCTAATTGCACCTGCCCAAAGACATTAATTGTATTGGTTGGTGCGCCATTGGTTGTTAAGTCAATGGCAATCCCTGCAATCGCATTGGCGTAGGTTGTTGCAAGTTTAATTGTTCCTGGATTTTGGCCTGGCAATCCTACTCGTATAGCGTAATAGGTTTGCGGTGGACCAACTGCTAACGGTGCGGGTAATGTTCCAGTGGTTGTAAAGGTTACGGGAACGCCTGTAGCAAAGTTTGCATTGCTGATGCTTAAAGTAAGTAAATCAGTCGTAGAATCGGCTGTGAATGTGGCTTGCGCTCCACTCCAAACCATCCCTTGGTTGTAGGAACTCAATTGGAACTCATTTGTTCCGCCATGAGCTACAACGAAAAATCCATCTAAGTAGCACACATCAACGGGGGCTGCGGGAAATCCTGTATCGGTTATTTGTTGAAAGTTGGTAGCGTTAGTGTCCCAAATATAGCCAGCCTGGCCATCAACAAAGATTACCTGAAAAGTGTTAGCGTCAATGCCAACATAGCCAGCACTTGTTCCGATAGTCCCGATAAGAGTATTAATGAGATTGCCTGTGGTGCCTGTAGTTCGATAAACAGAAGTTCCATATACTTGGTAAATGGCACCGTCAAATACAAAAGTTTGTCGAGCGCCACCAGTTTCAGCGCCAAAAGGTAGCATCGTATCAACCAAACCCGCTGTTGGAAGCATTGATTTAGGTCTTTTACCTTGTGGGTCAAGATACTCAAACATGTTAACAGTGCGTTCCGCATTTATCGTACTCACACGTTGGTTGTCGTAACTGCCTACTATGTCGTAATCTTTTGCATCATTATTAGCCATAATTAGTACGCCAATATATTTTGCCAGTAGAACGGTTCAGGTCTGCTTAATATTGCAGAAGGTCTGATGGTTAAATCCGTTTCATTAGCATTTTTAATGATGTTCATATATTCCTGGTAGGTGTCCTCATTTTGTTGAGGCCAGTTACCCGATGGGTAATACGCTAGGAATCTTCGGCTTAAAGTGAATTTCAGTAGACCATAGTAAAAAGGTGGCATTTGCCCAAGGTTTCCATTGGCAACCACGCTATTCATCATACTTTTAACGCCTAATTGGCATGGGTATGGCTGGTCAGGTGAGGGATATAGGGTAATAAAGCTTTCGTCTGCCTGTTTATCTAAAAAGATAAATCCTGGACGGGTATTAAGTGGGGTTAAACGGGTAACGCCATAATATTGGGCTTTGTTAATAATTTGTAATGGGTAAATAATGCCCTGACCTGCGCTTGGCACGGTATAGTTGGCATAACTTAAGTCAACCACGCGATTGGTTACTACATCAGCCGGAACCATATCTGATAATGAATAGGTACGCTGACCTACAACCATGTCAAAGCTAACGGTGGTGATATAGGGTATATAAATACTGTCAGAGTCATACATGGCTAGAATTTCATTAATTAATTCTAAACCTGTAGACAGCATAAACGAGTCAGGAGTTTCGTTTGTACCCAGTTCACCAAGTAGGTAAAGAGAGCTTGTAATTAACTCGTTGACCGTCTTTACGACTTGGGACATGGCGACCTCCACATGGTGAAAAAAGAGAATAAAATCGACACATCACTAGGACATGTCGATTGCATCAACTTATTTCAAAGGGAATGCGTCATCTAAGCCTTTACATAATTTGCGGCCAGCAGCTTGTGCTTTCTCGCCATCGTTACTCATGTAGGCATTAAATTCCATCATTTCTTTAGGTGCGCCTGGACGATTACCCATACGAGTTTTCATCTTGGCTTGCTCTTTTCTAACAAAGGCATTGTTAGATTGAACCATGCTGTTGTCTTTCATTTGGATTTCTCCTTTAGTTTGTCCTTGGCAGCTTCGGCTTTCGCTTTGTCAGCCTTTTCCTTTTTAATGTCAGTCTCAACTTTGATGCGGTAATTCTGCGCATCGCGTGGACTGTCAAACCAAACGCCCGATGCTCTCAGGCGCTCCGCTTCATCCTCTTCAACCACTCGCATGGCATCGATTGGATGAAATACACAAGTAAGCATCGGGCAACTCCTTAAGACAGCACTTTAACTGCGTATTGTTGATGCCATTTAAAGCCACACAATAAGTCGATACGCATGTAGTTTTGGTAGCCTAAAATGTCGCCAGTTTGCGTTACCGCAAGAGACAGACCAGTTTCAGGGTCAACCGCAACCGATGCATAAGGCACTTGCAGTTTGTAAAGTGGAAGATCGGAAG